TCAGAATGGACGTCAATTACTTTACCACCTTTGATAAAGTTTAAGACAGATTTTTCATATTCATCTTTATATTGGGAAAAGATAAAAGTCTCATTTATGAGTTTGAAATTCAACTGAGCCATTATAAATCCTCCTTGGAAAGTATCTAAAATATTACTACAATGTTTAATTTGCAGGCATATACACCCCTAGGAGATAAAACTCCTAGGGGCATATAATCGTGTTTATAACAATGGAGACACACATCTAAAATGAATACAAGAAGTAACACTGGCTGTCACATTCATTAGATATCATGTGTAATATAGTCGGCGAAACTATATTACTATTAAGTTCTAGTTTTATTTCTTTAATAACGCCCAGACATATAGGTACAAAGGAGGTTATGTATGATTAACTTAGACTTAGATGAGGTATATATTGGTACTTATGAGCATGGAGAGAATAAAGTTCCAAGTGTGACTCAAGTACTTAAGCATATAAATGAAGACTATATAGCTCAATGGGCTAACTCATTGGGATTTAAAGGTCTTGGATATAGAAGAGAATTAAATAAATATGCAGTTGAAGGAACTAAAGTTCATAGTGAAATTGAACATTTCTTAACTGATGGATTATGTATGACAGATCCAGTGGATAAGACTATGGGATTCATGTCATTTATACAATGGTTTAATGATACAGGGTATATTAATGATACTCTAATTGAACCAATCATGTTAGAGCAATCTCTTATAGGTAAATACTTCTGTGGGACTATAGATGCTGTTATGAAAATTGGTAATGAAGTTCATATAGTAGACTATAAGACCTCAAGTACTATTGGATATAAATACTTTATACAATTATCTGCATATAGATATCTACTATCTAAGATAGGTATCAATGTAGATAAACTTACTGTATTACAGCTTAATAAATATGATGTTAAGTATAAGCAGTATACTATAGATATCAAGTCTAATATAGATCTAGTAGATAATCTATTTACTGGATTCATTAATACATTAGACTCCCTTAATATTATTAATGAACTAAGACAACTTAAAGTATCAGAATTTGGAGTGAAATAAAATGAGTACATTATTTTTTCTTAAATTAGTAGTAGCGTGTGCTATATCAACTATTATATGCGGGATAGTATATAGTTGGATTAGTCACTCTACAGGTGATGATAATAATATATTTGGAACGATAGGTGGATTCTTCCTTGTATGTACATTCGTAGCAATATTTCTTACAGCATGGTCTTGGGTACTAGAATAGAGGTATAGTATGAATACATTAAATATACTTAAACAAATTATAGTACCAGAATTTGGTACTATGAGTTTATTTGCTTGTCTTGGAGCTTTATTAATGATACTTGAGTTAGAAACGCTATCTAAACTTTGTTTTATAGTATCATTAGTATTTCTTTTTGTAATGGTATTAACAGCTATTGTATATATGTGGGTGGAGGCTCTTAGTAATGGTATCTTATAAAGTAGCAGTATTATTTTTAATATTAACAGTAATTAATTCTTGTATTCTAATTAACTACTATGGTGAAGAGAATCTATCTAATATGACTAAACGTGTATTGATTGTATTGGAAGATCTTAATCCTATATTGTTTGGTATATTCTTATTAGGAGTATTAGCTACAATCTGTCAATTATTTGGATGGGTGTGATAAAATATGTTTAACCAAAGCTTAGATTCATTTAATATCCCTGAGCTACAGAAGATTCTATTAGAATATAAACAACTTTCTCATGAACTTGTCTCATGTCCTGTCTTAAAACGATTATGGGTAAAATATAAAATTTATAAATTTAAGAGGCATATAGTTAATTATATTAAGACAGCCGAATTATATGATCTAATATCTGGTGTTGTAGCTATACAGTTAACTAATCCAATGAAATATGAAGATCATTCTAGTCTTCCCTATTATAGTATTATACGTGAAAATAACAGTGAATACGTTATATTTAACGTAGATGATATAACTGAGCAATTATCAATTAGTGCTGGTCCTGCTCATCATATTCTTCTTAATAGAGAAATAGATGCTAAAGTTACATATACAGTCGTTTTAGGACCATCTTATAATAAAGTAAGTGAGTTTAATATTAATAGATATAATGATGATTTTGATTTTGAGCATTTTGGACATCCTTCAACAGATCCTAAATTGAATACAGATAGAATGCTTAGAGATTGTATATTAAAGTTTATGCAATGGGTAATAGAGAAATAAATTATATATTATTAACGTGATAGGATATTTGATCCTATCACGTATATATTTTATCTTAAAGGAGATTGATAAAAATGAAAGAACTAAAGAAACTTACAAAAAGAGAATTAACTAGAATTAGAGCTATACAACAAATATCACATCAGATAGCTCATATGGTTAATATCGTTTTAAGAAATTATTCTAATAATGAACGTTATAGAGGAAGAACTCAATTACGACTCGTATTAGATAATATTGACAGAAGATTAGAAGTATGTGAGCTTAAATTAAATCATAATGGTGGAGCTATCGTAGGATTTTATAATTCTCTACCACTATATATGGATAAAAGCATTGGTCATATTAGAATTCATTATACTAATGAAACTAAAAGTGAATTATCATTCCGCAGCATGGAAGATTATAATTTAAGATATGTAATTAGAGTACTAAATAAAGCACGTAATCGTTTAATCAATATTTATGAATTCAATAAGAAAGATCTTCCTATATGTGAATACGATCAATATGAATTAGTATATAAAGATGGTAATATTAATTATATGGCATCTGGATATGCTGAGCAAAAATATAAAAAGTATAAATATATCCATGATCATTTAAAAGGTAGTCCAAAGCTACAATTATTTAATCCAAATTTTAGATTTGAAGAAGGTATTATGAAGTATAATAATGGTGATAAAGATGTATTCTATGTAGATACCAAAGAGAAGTTAATAGTTGCGTTATATAATCCTTATACACCATGTCATGAATATACACATAGACCAAAAGAGTTAAATAAAATTATTAGATATATTAATAAGTTAATCGATGGAGGTATTCAATAATGGGAGACTTAGTAAGAACAGTTGAAGGTGGTCCTTTATTTATTTTAAGAGCTAATATTATTAGAAATATAATAATGGATGTGTATGCTCTAGCTGAAACTATAGAATGGAAATTAAGATATATTCAGCCAGATCGTAGACGAGCTGAGAAAAATACTTATAAGACTAAGGATATGGAGATAACTTTATGCCAATTAAAAGCTAATGATGGTATCAGATTGCATATGAAATTTGGTAAGGGTGATGACTTATATAATGAAGTATTTTTTACTATTGATAAAGATGGAGATTATAATATAAGTATAGAATCTGCTGAAATCAATAATCTAATAATGACTCATGCTGATATATTAGAACTATTGTTAGATCTTACTAATAATAGAAACTATACATTCTTAAGAGCTTTACTTCCAGAAGAGCATGCTATCATAATTGATAATAAACCAATCATTACATGCATAAGGAGTAATAGAGATACTGATAAAATGTATTATAAATTAAAGCGAGATAAAACTAGATATGTATATGAAGATACCAAATATGATGCAGTTGTATGTCTAGATTTAAAAGCTGCTCATGTTAGTGATGGTTTCCTATTAAGATAGTTGGAGGATTTAAAATGATAGTAAAAACTAAGTATTTACTAGATTCTGATTTGGTAAGACTACAAAGTATTTGTGCTATATCTCAAGATATAGCGTATATTTGTAATAAGGTTATAAGACCAGCTGAACCAGATGAACGTAAGAAAATAAAAGAAAGAATTCGTGATATCATGGTTTTACTAAATTGCAATTTTCGTATTGGTAAAATCCGTCTTGGGGTAAAAGATTCAATTCAGATTCATATGGATCAATTCCGTAAGAAATATGAACTAGAAGAATATCCAAGATTGTATATTAGATACTCCAATGTATTTAAAACAGTAGATGTATCTCTATCTGGTATTAGAATGACTAAACTTCTTTCAATCATTAAAGAGTTAACTAGTCTAAAAGATGCATTGATTAAAGAATTTGATTTTGATAAATCTGAGCTTGGTAATTATAAACAATTACCAGCAAAGATTATTAAAGATGAACTTGGAAGAATCACCAAATATGCTCATGGTGGTAATATAGTCCAAGATATGTATGATAAGTATTGGTTCATCTATACTAACTTCATCGATCATCAAGGACTTGATAGAGAGTTATCAAGATTCATTATTTTGAATAGAGAAACTAAATCTATTGAGATTAGAACAAGTAAAGATGATTGGGGTTATGTATCTCCAATAGCTAAGATTATAGTTGGTAGTGAAAAAGTAAATACTCCAAAAGATATGCTACCAAGTAATCACTTCTTAAATGGAGTTATTAAAGCAATTAGAGCAAAATATCCAAGATAATAATATGCCGATGGATTACTATGATCCATCGGCTTTATTTTTTTATTAATCAAAAGACATTCCTATAAACAAAGGAGGAATAGCATGAATAATTTAGTGAATCTAATCAATCAATTCAAAGAGAAGAATGTATTCAATATCTGCTATCAATATACTAAACTAGATAAAGATATTGCAGTTAGTGAATTTGTAGAACGTCAGATAGATGGTACATTACCAGACTTTGCTACAGATAGCAATTACTTTCTTAGAAGTCAAGATAATATATTCCCAGTTAAGACATCAGATGAATTAACTTGGCTATGTGGATTATTATTCTTATTTGATATGAAGAACCTTTTGGAGTTATTACATAACCTTTTATCAGTTAATAATCCATTTTTATTAATTCTAAAAGGCGATACTTATGTAGATAATGATAAGCATTTAGAATGGGCTATGAATACTAATGGAATAACAGTCCGTTATCAAGGTAAGAGACAAACAGTCAGTCTAAATGATCCAAAGATTTATGATAAAGATTCTTTAATTATGGCTATTGGTCATTTTATATATATTAACGTAGTACAAGGTAGGTTATAATGGATAAGACATATGCAGAATTATTACAAGAGACTCTATCTAAGATCTATGAATTGAAAGATCTTAATAATAGAGATCGTGGTAAAGCTCTAACTATATTTATTGGTGAAAGATTAAATAGAGAGCTAATACTTAGCTCTGTAAATATCTTTAATCTATATAAAGATGTAATTAATCTAGATGATGTATCTTTATTAACTGATCTAAGAAAAACGCCATGGTATAAAGATTGGTTTATTGACGATAAAAGAAATTCCGATCTAATAGATCTTTCTAGATTTAACTTTAGATCTTTAGAAAGATTTGAAAAAGCAGAATACCTCAGAGATGCAGAGCATTATGACTTTGAGGGAGTTATTGAAGTAGATTCTTATAGTTTATATGATACTTTAGCTGAAGATAATGGTATATCATTATTTGGGTTAGCAGCCATGAATATCTTGCTTAATCATGGTTTCTTCAATAATACCGATTATCAGTTATATGATATCCCAGATGCATATATAAATGATCAAGAGGTATGTCTTTATATGTGTCTACTAAATAAAGATAATCTAGACTTTATGGATAAGAAGACATTTGATGACACCTTACTATATGATATAGTTAAAGATAGAATCTGTGGTGCTATATATTTCTCTATATACGATAGTCTAAATGAGGATACTAGAACTCGAGCTATGTAAACATTATTTTGGTTACATATTATTTAGGTGATATCGAGGAATCGATATCCATCTATCAGTCCCTGTGATAGATGACACACTCCTATAGTGTATGGTCTTGGCGGACCCTCTCAAAAAATACACTAACAAAACTCATATAACAAACAAACACAACACACATGAAAACCTTTTAAAGAGTTCTCATCTCTCTCTTAACTTACAAATGCGAATACGTAAGCGTGAGAACTCCGCATTATAAACTATATCATCAATATGAACGTAAATCTGTCCGCCAAGACCTTACACTCCCTTATTTTATTTTTTCTTAGAAAGGAGATCAACAGTTATGAAATTGATCAATCCAAACAAACTTTATTCTCGCTATGCTAACGGTATTTTAGAATTAGCAAAGAAAGTGGCGGGAAATGAAATCACCATTGGCAATTATAAAGCAGGTGCTAATGGACAAGAAATGACATTCTCTCATGTAGCTAATACTCATAATGGACTTATATTATTTAAGTTCATTGGTAATAACTGTGCAGTAGAGATTGTAGCCCTATTAGATACAGATGATATTATCTTTAATATCAAATCTAATTCTATTATTACTTTTGAATCATATCAAGCATTGAATCTAATCTTAAATATGATGCTTGATGATTTAGGTATTGATTATAAACCAGCAACTGAAGGAAGTGTAGCTAAATTACTACGTTCCACATATGATCAGTTCACTGTAATCAAATCAGAAAAACGATTCTCTGGGGATCTATTATATAAGAGATTAAAAGCTATTGCTAAATATCTTAAATCAAATGGAGATCCTAAAGCAATTAGTACTGATAATGCATGGGTAGATACTAATGAAACAGTTATCAAGATCAATGCAAAATATAGTACTTATATTACATATGATACTCTAAAGAATATCATTGTAGTAAACTCAGCATATAGCTTGAGTAATACTGTAGCTATTAGCGATGAGTTTGACTTAATCGGAATTGTTAAGAAGATCCCTAAGGAGTCAAACTAATGGAAAAGAAACAGACAAAGCTAGTAGATATAATCGATATATTAGGCAAGCCTGAATTAGAAAAACTCGGATTAATCGTTGAAAAGTTATCCGATGTTAATTCAAGAGCCAATGCTTTATATAATAACTCTGACATCATGTTAGAAGTATTCAATGGAATCTATCATGATGACTTTACTATTCATAAAGGCTTATATCAAAACGTTAATCTAGTAAGCTATTATGATAGAAAGATAGATATATTTGTTAAAGTAGTAATCTCTGATGAAACTACTGAATGTAGAATATTAATGCGTCGAACTGATTTAGCTAAGGATATAGATATCATTAGTGTATTAGATGCATTATTTAGTAGAGCAGATAAACTACTTAATGACTTTGAAATGTATCGAGAAAGACTATTTGATGATAATTATACATTAATAAATACTTTCGAGAAATGTAGACATGATTTGTTAACTCGTACTATTCCGCATATTTTAACAGTATTCAATTCATCTATATATGGTACTGAAAGAGATGTTGAATCTGGTACTAGTACAAATTTCGTTAATACATCTATTGGGACTAAACTAATCTGTACTGGAATGGTTGATGCCACACCAGATAATCCTGATATTAAAATAGAATATGCTGAAGTAGAGCATATTCTAACTTATCGTAAAGATAGTAAATTATTTATAGCTCGTATTGCATCAGATACACAAATGAACTTCAGAGGTTTAGTAGGAATGGGTTTAGATGATGATAAATTCATACCATTAACTCTTGAAGAGCAAATAGAAATGTATAGAGAAGCTATAGATATGATTGTGCTTTATATTCATACAATGGATATGAATATGTGGCTAGAATCTACTAATAAGAGCAAGCTCAGTTAGGAGGAACTCATGACAGAAGAGCAAGCAAAAGAAATGTATCTAGATCTCATGGATATCCTAGCTATTACAGCTATGAATCAATCTAATGAAGATTTTGATTTCAAAGAATACCTTAGCCAAAGAGGCTATGATATTTGATGGAGGATACAATGGATAATATTTTCTTTGATAAAGTAACGGAACCAGTACCTAGCTGGTTCCTTCCTAGATGGATATATAATTATAAGCTAGGAAAGTATTATAAAGAATTGATGCATACTTCTCCATCTTATGATATGATGAGAGAGATGGCAGCATTCATTAAGATAGCGGAGATATCATTCTTCTTCCATAATACTAAGGATATGAAAGATGGTCTTCCTATAACGTATTCAAAGTCTGGATTCATCTATATTGAATTTAGTCTTAACGAAACTAGTCATTGTACTATTGGTTTGAATCAAGATAAACCAATCATTACAATTTCTATTAAGAATACTATCACTAATGAGATAGTTTCTAGTAACAAATTTAGAGATCGTGAGTTAGAAATCACTAATAAGATAGATGAGTATCTATTCATTAATCTTATCAATAAACTCATGAGCTCATTTATTAATCTAATGAAGTATTGTAAGGAGATATGACCGATGGCAGGTAAAAGCTACAACATTAGTTTTAAACAATTACGTATGGCAATTAATTTGATCAAAGATCATGTAGATATCTTTGATGATCAATATCGTTGTTATCATGAAGAACGAGAAGAAGTATTTGATAATAGAGTATTAGGATTCGATCTTCTTAAACCAGAATATAAGATGATTATACCAGTAAGATTTGGTACAGTATCTTATGTCTATAACTATGATAGTGGTGAAGTTACAGATATTACTATCAGTACAGTAAAGGGTGTATCCGATCCAGACTTAATTGTATCTGAGTTATTTGAAAAGGTAGCATGCAATGGGTATGTACTTTCAGATAAAGCAGATGATAATGATATTATTGTTGATACAGGTCATGTAGTTCGTTGTATTAGACTCAATGAACTGAAACCTATGTATAGAAGATTCATGAATACTGATTCATTAGAATCTCTAGATAATCTTATCAATAAAACTAATACTGAACGAGTTACTTTCACTGATAATGATGTAGCCCGTGTAGTATTAACAAATGATCTTGGACGTATCGAAAAGTCTAATAAATATCAAGCTATTAGATATCGATATGCTAGTACAGATAGCAAAGATCCAAGCGAAATTAATGACAATAACTTCTTTAAATGCTTCTGTATGATAATGCATAAATAAATCATACTCCCAAGGGATTTCGGTCCCTTGGGAAATTTATTTTTTTATTAACAGTCTAACAGTTTAATAAATAAAAGTAAGGTCCTTCAAGGATCCTTACAGGTTCTTTTCTTTCATCGAGGTAAATATGAAAGACAATATTTTAACGGAAGCACATATATCAGATATCCATTTCGGGGTATTTGATCCAGCAAAACAATATGAGATTCTTAAGAATCAATTTATAGATAGAATCAAGCTATTAGACTTAGACTTGATATCGATTAATGGTGATTTATTCCATCATAAGTTTATGAGTAACTCTGATGCAGTTATGTATGCATTGAAGTTCGTAGATGAATTAGTTCAAGTATGTAGAACTAAACAATGTACTTTATTTATATTACATGGTACACCATCCCATGATGCTAATCAAACTAAACTATTCTATAGATATATGAATGATCCATCAGTAGATGTACGTGTAATTGAAACTGTAAAATTTGAATACGTAAAACAAAAACGTATCCTATGTATACCTGAAGTGCCAGGAATGGGAAGAGAGTTTTACGAGAATATCCTCTATAATAACTACTATGATGCAGTATGCATGCATGGTACAATTAGAGGTGCTATATATGGAAAAGATAAAATTGACTTAGATGCACCGAGTCCTGTATTTGGAATGGATAATTTCAAGTATTCTATGGGACCAGTCATTGCAGGTCATGTACACGTCCAAGGTTGTTATGAGAAAGACTTCTATTACTGTGGTTCACCATATAGATGGTGCTATGGAGAAGAGCAACCTAAAGGATATTTAATTCTATTACATAATATAACTACGAGACAGTATTACGTTCACTTTGAAGAGATACAGTCTTATAGATATGATACAATAAACTTTGATGAGATGATTAAAGATGATCCACAAAAGATTATTGAATTCATTAAACAACGTCAAGCTCAAGGGGTAAATAATATCCGTATGGAGTTTACCTTAGAGCATGAAAATATTAATATCTTGAAATCATTTTATAGAAATAATCCAACAATATCTATAAAGTGTGATTATAAGAATGACATAATCAGACGACAATCTCAAGAAGTGCTTGAGCAATGTAAAGAGTTTGATTATATTACTGACAAGAGCCTTACAGAGTTTGATATTCTAAGTAGATATATAAATGACAGTAAGGGTTATACTTACATCACTCCAGAAGAATTGATTGAATTATTAAAGGAGTGATTATTATGTAAAGTGAGGATTGAAGATGGCTAAGAAAGATATAGGTAGTGGATTCTCATTACCACTATCAACTATAATCTTATATGCAAATTATATCTTAAAGACCATACATACATCCAACAGAGGTGTATTGACAGATCTAAGGGAACTATTAACGATGATAGACCCTGGTAAGAATTTTAGTGTAGAGCAAGTTCGTGAAAGAAATTCTTACTTCTTCTTAAAACAATTATTAGATGCTAGACTTAAAGGGTATGAGAATAGAGATATCCTTATGGAAGCAGCATTGAATGGGCTAGATGTAAAAAATATCTTCCCATTACGTAAACTAGAAGAACCATTAGGTTCTAATGAATTGGCATTTATAGAGCAAAATATTGGGAATAATAGAAACTCTTTCTATACTCAATCTATAATGTCTACAATGTACACTCAGTATAGTGATTTTGCTATAGCTAATGAAACGGAAAAGTTCAAAATCCTAAAAGATGTACAAAAGCAAATCGTAGATGTCAATCGTAAGATTAAAGAAAACGTATGCGTAAGTAGTGTCTCTGAGTCATTATCTCTATCTAATGATGAACAATTTGAAGCTACAGTAGCTCATATGTATAATCGTGCTATTGACGGTTCTACAAAACTTAAGACTGGTATTCAAGCAATCAATAGATCCTTGAATGGTGGTTTTGAAAATGATCGGTGTTATATTTATCTAGGCTTACCAGGTGAAGGTAAATCTAGTACACTATTGAATCTAACACTTCAAATCAAAGGTAATAATAAAGATATTGTTACAAAAGATCCAACTAAGCGTCCAACTATATTATTCTTAACGATGGAAAATACTTTGAACGAAACGTTGGAACGTGTATTCAGTATCTTAGTATCTGATGATGATATTAGTGAATTTGGTGGTCATAAGGAAATCATGCAACTACTTAGACAGAATGGTCTAGGTGTATCTAATGATTCTCCTATTGATATTGAATTCAGATATGTACCAAGTAACTCTGTAGATACAGATTACTTATATACAATTTACGATGAAATGTCTGCTAATGGACAAGAAGTCGTTTGTTTAGTACAAGACTATATTAAACGTATTAGACCACGTGACTTTAAACTCATGGGTGGTGATATGCGTATAGCTCTTGGTGCAGTAGTAGATGAATTTAAAGAATTTGCTGTTGCTAAACATATTCCAGTTATCACTGCATCTCAGTTGAATCGTGATGCGGCTAAGATAATTGATGAAGGTCGTAAATCTAGTGAAGCAGATTTAGTACGTAAAGTAGGTCGTGCAAACATTGGTGAATCTACTTTGATTACAGAAAATGCTGACTCTGCATTCATCTTAGTACCAGAAGATGGAGCTGATGGTAGAAAGTATCTTGGTATGGCAAATGCTAAGAAACGTTTTAAAACACAATCATCTCAATTCTTCTATTTACCTTACTCTAAAGAGAGACCTTTAGAGCTCTTACAGGATATTCATTTAGCTGAACCATTATCTAAGTTATCATTGAATGAACTTAAGACTGCTACTAATGAAAATAATAATGGTAGTTGGAGTGCATTATTAGGTAATGAGAAATCTAAACCTGTAGAGATTAAAGAATCAGATAGTATTAAAAAGAAATCTGATGCTTATGGTATTAGTAAAGAATTCATTAAAGAACTTGAAGAGTGTTATGAAGCAGATCCGTATAATCGAGGAGCTAACTTCGATGATACTAAGATCGTACTTAAGACTGGTTTAAGAATGTTTAATGAATTTAATGATGCTGAGAAACTCTATACTTATACACAATTTGGAGTAACTCCACCAGAATCATTCCGTGGAGCCGCAAATGTAGTTAGAGATTTCAATATGGATGATTTAGAAGATGGTACTCCTAGAATAGTTTATAGGGATGCCCTTCTATATAATGATGAAGAAGACCTTTCTGGGTATACACCAGCTTTGATAGATGATGTAATAAGTTGGACCTGGAATAAATAGCGGTCTAGACTACAATGAGCCTAGACCTATTGATTAGTTATTCTTCAATTTATGATGTGAATTAAATGTAAGGATATGATCATTATCAAATGTATATAGATCTGCCAAGAAAGCTTTAAGATCTTTCTTAGATAATAAATATACATATTTCTTACTTAAGTTAAAGTCTTTGACACTATAAAGATCATTGATTCTAAGAATGATATAATATAACTCAGCGTTATCATATACATCATATGCTAACATCTTTGGTCTATATTTATATTTTTGAATCTCTTTATCGTCAAGATATACTTTAACACATTTAGCTTTTAATTCAGGGAAATAGTCATCAGTGACTATATTACCAACAGCAAACTGAATACGCTCACGTTCTTCAATGAACGACATATTTGAGTAATCAGTGCTTATGATTGGCTTAGTATTGATGAATGCTTTAATACTATTTAGCGTCGTCTTCGTAGCCATCGTAATCCCTTCCTGTAACAACTGGTTTATTTATATCACCGCCAAGGAAAGCTATAGTAAATCTAGTCCCAGGAGGTATGAATTTAGTAGGAAAGTTTCTAGCAACTTCCTTAGGCATTTCAACTAGGATATTAGAACCTGTTTGAACTTTGCCTGTGGAAAACTTTTCTTTATTAATGATATTTGGATTCTGAACTTTAGTCGTAGTTTTAATAGGAGACTTCATATTCATCGGATTAAGTGCTTGCACATAAAACGTTTGATATCCTGGCTCATATTTATTACATACTGAAGTAAGAATGCCGACTTCGGTGAATCCTAAGCCGGAATCAGAATTATACTTATCGTCCATGTTTATTACACCTCAATTCTTATATACTATAATGTTTTGGGGTACGAGGAATATTTGAAATGGAAAATGCATTAATGTGTATGTGGGACCCTAATGTAATTGGTGCCACAAACGCTCTAATAAGTAAACTTGGTCTAGAAAAAGACTTCTATACTCGTAATATCTGTATTCCAGATGAAGAAGGAGATCTTAGAGCTCTAGACTATAAAGGTAAATTCTTTAGAATGCCAGTAGACTACTATGAAAGTGCTTATGGTGATTCTATTGTATTTGATCCAGTTAATAATAAGAATATCATGAAGTTCTTATTTGATATCTTTATTGATGAGTGGGATGATAATAGCTACTATTTATCAAACTACTTCAAAATCTTTGGTCCAGCTGACGATCCTAGAAGTCAACTTCATGTTATGATGTCAGATGGTACACAGTTCACTACAAGAAAGTACTATAATTCTTCTTTACAATATATGGAGATTATAGATTTCATGTTATTTGGTGAAGCAAGATACAGTTACGAAGCAATAGACTACCCACCTGAGGTAGAACCTAAGAAACGTAAAAGGAGATAATGATTATGGGATTTATATTAAACCCAGGTCAAGAAGCAGTTGTATCAGCGGCAGTAGAATGGTATAATAATTCATCTGATTTAGTATTCCAATATACTGGTGCGGCTGGTACGGGTAAGACTGTTGTATTAAATGAAATAATTAAACGTTTAAGTATACCATATGATTCGATTATGCCTATGAGCTATACTGGCACAGCGGCTATAGTAATGCGTAATCGTGGTATGACTAAAGCTAGAACCATTCATTCATCTATATATGAACCAACAGAGTCTATTATGACAGATGAGAATGGTAAACCTATCATAGATGCTTACTTTAATAAACCTAAAACAACTTTGAAATGGATTAAGAAAGAGCGTCTTCATGATATAAAACTAATAATCATAGATGAAGCATCTATGACTCCAAGATCTATGGTAGAAGACATAGAATCATTCGGTATCAAGATCATAGCCTGTGGTGACCTTAATCAGTTACCACCAGTAGGAGATGATCCAGGATATCTAGTATCAGGAAAGGTCTATAGATTAGACCAAATTATGCGTCAAGCAGAGCAATCTGGGATAGTATATCTTGCAGATAGGGCTATCAAAGGATTACCAATTAACTTTGGTTATTATAATAATGCTATGGTAATATCAGAAGATGAATTGACTGATAATATGGCATTGAATGCTGATGTTATTCTATGCTGTAAGAATAAGACTAGAGACTATGTGAATACTCTTATGAGAGAAGATATCTTAAAGATTAAAACTCAGTATCCTACTTTCAATGAACCATTGATTTGTCGTAAGAATAATTGGAATATTGAAGTAAATGGTATTAATCTAGTCAATGGTCTTAGAGGGATAGTTAGAAACCATCCAGATATCACATCTATTAGGAAAGATCTAAAGGAAATGACTATAGATTTCCTAGATGATGGTAATAATCTATTTAGTCAGATTAAGATGGACTTGCAATATTACAGAGCACCTCAAGATCAGAAAGAATATCTTAAACGAAACCCTTATAATAAAGCCGATAAGTTTGAATTAGCATATGCTATTACAACACATTTATCTCAAGGCTCTCAATATAGCCATGGTATCTTTATGGAAGAATTCCTACATAGGGATATCATGCCTAATCTAATATATACTGGTATAACTAGATTCTCAAATTATCTAATTTATGTAAAACCTAAGCCTAAATTCTTCTAAGAGCATATATTATAAACGTGATTCTTGATTATTGTTTTAGTATATTATGCAAAAGGAGGAACTAATCATGGATAACGGAAATATTTTTGAAAGCCCATTACAACTAGCGTTTCCTATAACGCCAGATGAGAATGGCAAATTTAATGTGGACCCAGAAGAGAGAATGTATACTTTATTCATATTCTTCATTGATGGATATGACCAAGAAAAGACATTCAAATTCGCAATGGGTCAAACGGCAGTTCGAGAATACATTATCGAAAATGTCGATATCATTGACTTTGAGAAATCCAAGATCTCTTCATGGCAAACTCGCCCATATGACTATGATGGATTTATCTCATTAGTTCAATTCATGCACTATCTCGATACAATCGAAGATGAAGATGGAAACAAGTGGTTCCAAGATGACTTTGATATCCAACGTTATCTAGAATCTCAAGTTGAAATCGATGAAATCTCTGAGACAGAGCGTGAAAATTATGACAATGCTATTCATATGATTATGAATGGCTCTGTACTTCAAGATATTAGTCGTCTTGAAGAGGAAGGAGACGAATACGATGTCTAATGAAAATCTAAATGAAGTAACTGTTGCATTTAACCAAGGTAAAGCTGAAGCCGAAAAATGGGTTGCACAGTTTACTCAAACTAATCAACAGATTCAAATCCCTGTATGGGGTACTCAACCTGCAAGTCAGTTAGAGTACTATTATCGTAAAGGATTTATGGATCGATTCAAAGAGATTACTAAGATTGATATCGAACAAGAGAAGAAACTCTCTAAGAAGAATCATACTCTTAGTATTCACAAGAATGGTAAACCTAGACCTAATGCACTTGATCGAGAAATCAAGAAACTTGGTCCAGATTTCCTAGGTAAATATGGTGATAGATTCTTCATCGAAATCAAGAATCTATCTAATCGTATTCTAAATGATTTAGCTAATGCTAATATTAACGTACCAGATTATGAAGAATACTTCAAGTCTGATCGTCTATTAGATAGCTTAATCAGTGTTGCAAAAGCGAATGCAAACTATCATATGTTTACTGCAGGTGCTATTCATTTCTATGGTGCTAATGCAGAGCAATCTATGCAAGGTTTGCTTCCAGAAAACTATGGTCCTATAGAACAACGTTTCTATTTGTACCACCACTCCAATGCCCAAATCTATACTATTCTTATGAATGCCCTTGTAGAATTCAAACAATATCTATTGTCTGGAATCTTTAATCCGGAGACAATCCATGTAGCAGAATCAACTATCTGGAATAAGAAGTTGACTATGGCTGCACGAGATCCATATGCTCAGCGTCGATTATAGTATTTCAGATCATTTCTACGATAGGGCAAAAAGTAGAGTTGGTCTTCCTAAAAAGGGAGTGGAGCGACTAATCAAAAAAGCTTTATATGAAGGGATCTATGTAGACTACTTAGATCCCTATTCTAAACTTTATAAGTTAATGAATGCTTACACTAAACGGTGTAACACTCAGAGACATAAAGAACGATATGCTATTTATTACCGTCGATATATAATTTTATTCGAAAAGCCAAACATTGCAGTAACTATACTGTATGCACCAGATAGTATTGTAAAGTGTGCAAAAGAATATAAAAGGAGATTAGATATCGATGGATGCAACACAATTAAAAGCATATCGTGATAAGCTCAGAGCAACAGAGCAAAACATAGCAATTCGTCTTTATTGCGATAATGGTATTATCATTGACGAAGGAAATATGTTTGTTAAATGGGATGATGCTAATGAAGTTATCGTAGCTATCAAAGCTAACGATGACCAACAAAATCACCCAGGTGTAAAAACAAAAATAATCATTACTACCTTTGAAATGGTACAATATATGATTGCTTATTCTACTCGTAAGTCAGTACAACCAATTGCTAAAGATTTTGGATTTACTGATGATCAAATTAAGAACTTTCTTAATAAATTCGATAGCCAAGATCTACGATCTTATCTTAACACAACTCCTGAAGATGTACTTCAAGAAATTGTGGCTCAACAAGCGGTTATCGATGCACAGGCTAAAGTCGTTCTTCAACAACAAGAAGATCGTGCTAAAGCTGAACATCGTGTCACGGCACAACAAATCCGTGAACGTCAACAATAGTTATATAATTAGAGACTTGGGTATGATATTTTAAAATATCATACCCTAAACATCTCGATAATTGTATATTATTAACGTGATATAATAACACATATGTTTTATTATATACAAGACCTACTCTTATTTTATTATTGACAAAGGAGGATACTAGTTATGTATCAACAACAATTCGTTCAACAACCATTCCAACAACAACCTTATGGCTTTGCCGCTCCACAATTCGGACAACCAATGATGTATGGTGCCGGTGTAATGCCAGCACAATCCATGTTCAAAGAAGTGGCAGTTACAAATCCAATGACTAAGGAAGACTTGGAGTTGTTGAAACCAGTTAAGAACGAGTTTAACATGAACATCGATCCAGTCGATGTAGCTCGTGCTAAATGTCCACATAAGAACGCAACCAAATTGCTTATCAACCCAATCGGTGGTGGTAATATGGTAAAATGCTCCCAATGTGGTGCAGAATTTGATATGACTATTAGATCCAAGGAAGATATCGAAGCAAGTGTAAACAACTTGGTTAACTTCTTGGAACAAATGAAGTTATATGCAGTCAACTTCGACGAAGAATTCTATAAGGATTACATGATGATGATCCCACTTCTTCGCAAGGCTCCAAACTTGTATGAAATGGCAGTACAAAACTTCACTGAAGTTGTACGTCAAACTACAAATTCTCAAACTGTAGCTCCTAATGCTAACCCAGCATTCAATCGCTATGGTTTCGATGCGTACCAAGATATCTTCAATGGTAACTATGGTGCACGTTATAATGTGTATAACCAACAACAACCTGTAATGCCAATGCAAGCACAACCAATGGCTCAACCAGGTTACTATGATCCAAATGTGGTAGCTCAACAACAAGCTCAAATGCAACCAGCTCCACAACAAGGACAAGTGTTTGGTGCATTCACTCAAGCTCCTCAACAAGCTCCAGTGATGACTCCAGCTCCACAAATGGGTAACCCATTTGCTAATGGATATGCAGCTCCTGTAATGACTGCACCAATGGCTATGCAACAAGCACCTCAACAAGCTACAATTACAACTATGCAAGGTCCTGTTAATGTAGCACCACAACCAGCAGCTCCTCAACAACAACCTGCCGCTGGTACAACAACTACAGAAACTAAAGTTACAATTTAATAAGAGATAAAATCTGAATGATATTGCCCATAGGCGTTTTGCCTATGGGCTCATATCATCCGGTATTTTTTGATAATTTATGTAACAGCTAAGTAGGAGGACCCTGATATGGTATACACAAAAGAACAAATCGAAAACATCAAGTCCTACAATAGGCAAATTAAGACAATTGAGAACTTCGCTGAAGCTGTTAGAAAAACTGTTACCCAGTATTTAGGTTATACAGGAAATAAAGGCTTTATTAATATGATCCGGGAGATATTTCAAAATTCTGCGGATGAACTTATGAAAGATGATAGCCCATGTACGGAAATACATGTGGCTTTTAGTGAACCATTACAAGAACTTGCAGTTCGGGATAATGGTCGTGGTATTCCACATGATAGTTTAGTGCGTGTATTTGCATCTCAACATACATCTTCTAACTATGATAAGAAACCTGGGGAATTCTCCTCTGGTCGTCATGGTGTAGGTGCTAAAGTAACAAATGCATGCTCAGAATATTTTATAGTTGAATCTTATATCTTAGGTAAAGGTAAACGAGTTGAGTTCAAACTCGGTGATGCTAAGACAGCTAAGATTACTGATTTGAAATATGTTGAAAATAAGCAAGGTACTACAGTTACATTCAAACCATATGAAGATACTATGGGTAAGACAACTGTAACTTGTCAAGATGTATTGAAGCTTATCAAATCTTTAGTACCACTTTTAAAGCAAGGTGCTAAAGTTGTATTCAATGGTCAAGCTATTGATGGTGCTAAAGTTAAAGAAACTATAGTAAACGTTGATGGTTTGATGGATGGTTTAAATACCATTGTAAGTAAACCTATCATCACTCCAATTAGATTTGGTGCATTACGTGATGATAAGTGGATGAAAGCTGAGATTGCTTTCACATTTGATTCTGCGGATGACAATGAGATCATCCATTCATACGGTAACTTTTGCCCTACAAGAGATGGCACTCATGTAGAAGGATTTATTGCTGGTATGAGTAAATACTTTAGAAATTATATGAATAAGTTCTACTTACCTGCAAAGAGTAAGTTAACTATTACAAACAACGATGTCCGTGTTGGTCTTAGAGCAATTGTAACTTGCTCCCACATGGAAC